GTAAAAATGGCTAAAGGCGGTTCAGCCTCATCTCGTGCAGACGGCTGCGCAACTAAAGGTAAAACAAAAGGACGGATAATCTAATGGCAGACGATAAAGAAAAAAGCATGTTCACAAAAGCTAAAGAAGCATTGCTTGGTACTCCAGAGCAAAACAAAAAAGCTGCTGATGAAATGAAAGAGCAAGATAAGAAAAAGCCTGATAGCGCTCAAGCTAAAATTAACAAAGTAACTAACTACGGTGGTTACAAAAAAGGTGGCTGTGTAAAAATGTCTAAAGGCGGTTCAGCTTCTAGTCGTGCTGATGGCTGCGCTCAACGTGGTAAAACACGCGGTAAAATGGTTTAGGAGTACAATATGAGAGCTTCTCGCGGGATGGGCGCAATAGCACCAAGCAAAATGCCTAAGGGCGTTAAAAAACCTCGTCGTGATGATACGGACTTCACGCAATTTAAAGAGGGTGGCAAGGTAAATTTCCCTGGCTTGTATGCGAATATCCACGCTAAGCGTAAACGTATGGCTGAGGGATCAGGTGAAAAAATGCGTAAACCCGGAAGCTCAGGTGCACCTACCTCCACTGCGTTTAAAAAGTCGGCATTAACGGCTAAAAAGTAGAGTAAATAATGGAGTTCTACAGCATAAGTTATATTTGTGGCTTTACTGTAGGGATTCAACATGAGCTTATAGAAAAAGACAATTATGTTATTATCAGCTTAGGCATAATTGAAATAGTATTTATTTGGTGAAAAGCATATGACAACTACGGGTACCGCCGTCTTTAACCTAGAAGTTAATGACCTTATAGAAGAAAGTTTTGAGCGATGCGGCAAAGAGCTGCGTACTGGCTATGACTTCCGCACTGCTCGTCGTTCCATGAACTTGCTTACTATTGAGTGGGCAAACCGTGGCATTAACCTATGGACAATCGAAGAAGGCTTTATCCCGCTAGTGCAGGGTCAGATTGTTTACGACCTACCAGTAGATACTATTGATTTACTAGACCAAGTAACCCGTACAGGTTCAGGTTTAAACCAACAAGACCTAAACATAAATAGAATCAGTGAATCAACCTATTCTACAATACCGAACAAAAACACAACAGGTCGCCCTATTCAGGTATGGATTAATCGTCAGTCAGGTGCTACAACGCCCGAGGGAATTAACTACCCAACCATTAACGTATGGCCTGCACCAGACCAAGGTACACTAGAACAACCGTACTACAGATTCGTTTATTGGCGTATGCGTCGTATCCAAGATGCAGGTACCGGTATTACGACCCAAGACATTCCATTCCGCTTCTTAACATGCATGGTTGCAGGTCTAGCTTATTATTTGAGCATGAAGTTACCTGATGTGCCTATGGACCGAGTAATGGGCCTAAAACAAGAATACGAACAGCAGTTCCAGTTAGCCGCTGAAGAGGACCGTGAAAAAGCTAATGTGCGCTTTGTGCCTCGTAGCATGAACTACTATAGGTAAGTAAAATGGGTATTAAGTATGCATCAGGTAAGAATAGTATTGCCGAGTGTGATATCTGTGGACAACGCTACAAGTTAACTGAACTACGTAAGTTAGTAATTAAGACTAAGCAAGTAAGCATTAAAGCTTGCCCAGAATGTTGGAACCCAGACCATCCGCAATTGCAACTTGGTATGTACCCAGTGTATGACCCACAAGCAGTTCGAGAACCGAGACCAGATTTAAGCTATTATCAATCAGGGTTAAATGGGTTGCAACTTACTAATACTGGTGATTTTGGTACGCCAGAAGGTGGTAGCCGCGAGTTCCAATGGGGATGGGCGCCTGTAGGGGGAGCTAGTTTCTTTGATGCAATATTAACACCAAACTACTTGGCTTCAGTAACATATGTAGGTACAGTAACAATATCAATTTCTTAAGGAGTAACAACATGGCATTTACAAAATCTGCAGACGGCATTGCAAAAAAAGGTAAGACGGTAGGTAAAAACTTAGGCGACTCCGGCCCTACAGCTGGTATCGAAAAAGGCCCTAAAGCTACAGGTAGCAAAGGTGGCAAAACTAATGCTGATATGAATCGCAGCTCAAAAGAAAGGTTAATCATGGCTAAAAATGACTTCCCAAAAACAACAGGACCTGATGCTTACCCATTAGGCCACGCTACAGAGAATAAAGACGCTAGCTCTTATTCAGGGTTTAAATTCCCAGCTGGTGGTGGTAATGATATTGGCGTATATAAACAGCCGATGAATAGCCCTAACAGTGCAGATATTAGCTACAGAAAAGACCCTAACCGCATGAAGGCTCAAGAGCTAGAGAAAAACACTCCGGCTATGCGCGTAAGTGCAAGTGATCCAGGTGCTAACCGAGTTAAGACTGACGGTATTACTATCCGTGGTTGTGGTGCAGCAACTAAAGGTACCAAGGCTCGTGGGCCAATGGCTTAAGGAAAGTAGATGAACTACTCAGAGTTAACCGCAGCAATACAGAGCTACACAGAAAATACGTTCACGTCAACGGAGTTAGCCACGTTTGTACAAAATGCAGAACAACGCATATACAATACGGTGCAGCTTCCGGCGCTACGCAAAAACGTAACAGGTCTACTAACAAACGGCATTAAGTATTTAGCATGCCCTAGTGACTTTCTGTCTGTGTTTTCTTTAGCTGTGGATGACGGGCAAGGTAACTACGTGTACTTACTGAATAAAGACGTTAACTATATTCGTGAGGCGTACCCAAACCCAGCTGACTCTGGTCTTCCTAAATACTATGCTATCTTTGGTCCTCAGTCTAACTACCCAAATGAGTTATCGCTAATTCTAGGCCCGACTCCAAATGCAGGGTATACAGCAGAGCTGCACTATTTCTACTACCCAGACTCTATCGTATCTACTGGTACTTCATGGTTAGGTGACAACTTTGATTCTGCTCTTCTATATGGCTCAATCTTAGAGGCTTACACATTTATGAAGGGTGAACCAGACCTAATGGCTAACTATAGACAACGTTACGACGAAGCTATGTTCTTACTCAAACAATTGGGTGATGGTAAAGATAGACAAGATGCATACCGTAGCGGTCAAGTCAGAATGAAAGTGATGTAATGATAAACCAAGGCCAAACAACAAGTTTTAAACAAGAACTGTACGAGGGTGTTCACGACTTTCTAACGGATTCTATTTACATTGCTTTGTATGATGGTAATGCAATGCTTACAGCGGCTACCACGATATATACTTCAGCTAACGAAGTAGTGGGTACAGGCTACACAGCAGGTGGCGAAGAGCTACAAAATGCAACCGTAAACGCGGCTAACGACACAGCCTACATAAGCTTTGACAATATTGACTGGACTAACGCGTCATTTACTGCTAGGTGTGCATTAATATATAATGCTACAAAAGGTAATAAGTCTATTGCAGTGCTTGACTTTGGGTCTGATAAAACAGTAGTAAACCAGACATTAACTATAACGTTTCCAGCTAACCTACCGGATAGCGCAATTATAAGGTCTTCATAACATGTTTGCAGCCACAGGTGCAGTAGATGTAGGTACAGTATTAGTTCATAAAGTAGACCACCGAGGATTTACCCCAGAAGAACTTGCAGAGCAAGCACTAAATAGAATTATCTCTATAGGGGATCAGTCTCACCCGGTTATTAGGGATCAAGCGGAAGCGTTTAGAAATCAAGTGCGTGGTGTATTGGTTTTTTATATGAAACGAGCCGTAGAGTCTCGCAATACTACTCTTATAAATCGCTTCGCTGAAGCGGGACACCCAGAACTAATTAAATTATTGGAGATTTAACATGGCAATTACCATTACAAATGCTATGCCAACCAGCTTTAAGGTTGAGCTACTATTAGCAACACATAACTTCGGCAACCCAGGTGGTAACACATTTAAACTAGCTTTGTTCAAAGCAACAGCTGCAGGTAGTGGTACATTTGGTGCGGCAACGACAAACTACTCTCAAATGGGTGCAGATGAGCTTCCAGATGCAACAGGTGGTTACGACCGTCCGGGTAAAACGCTATCTTCTGTAACCCCAACAGCAAGTGGCACAACAGCGATTACAGACTTTGCAGACGTTACATGGTCAGGTGCTACATTTACTACGTCAGGTGCGTTGTTATATAACAGCTCAGCAGCAGGTGCAGCCTGTGCGGTGTTAACCTTTGGTGGCGACCAATCAGTAAGTTCCGGTGACTTTACAGTTCAGTTTCCAGCAGCATCAGCAAGTACAGCCATTATTCGTATTGCCTAGTTTAGGAGTGCTCTATGGCACTAGTTCTAAAAGACAGAGTTAAAGTACTATCCGTTACGACGGGTCAAGGCACAATTACGCTTGGAGCGACCTTTTCTGGGTACCAAGGGTTTAGTGCTATTGGTAACGGTAACGAGACTTACTACTGCATTAACAATACTGCCAACGGGATAACTGAGTGGGAAGTAGGTATTGGCACGTACACATCTTCTGGAACTACGCTAAGCCGAGACACGGTTCTTTCTAACTCATTGGGCACAACTGCAAAGATTGATTTTGGCGCAGGCGATAAAGAAGTATTCTGTACTTACCCATCAGAGAAAGCCATTTACGAAGAGCCAGATGGCGACACCCTAATTAATGCGGGTCCAATTACAATCTTAGGCCCTGGGGTAGTAGGTATCCCAACACCGTATTCAGACACCTTGGGACGATTTTACGGCAACGTAGATAGCTTCCAACAAGTATATGTGCAAAATCAATTCGATGGTGTAAACGCATCTTCTGATATCGTAGCTTACAACAACTTAGGTGATGGCACTAATTACTTCGTTGATATGGGTATGGCGGGGTCTACTTACTCATCTGCGTCTTTCCCTATATTCTCTGCAAACTCAGCTTACCTATATAACGCAGGTTTAACTACAGGTACAGGCGCAGCTGGCGAGACTTCAGAACTACTTATTGGTACAGGTACACTTAACAGTGACTTAGTGCTATTTACTGGTGGTGTAGATACAGCCAATGAAGCTGTTCGTATTTCAGGTGCAGATCAAACAGTAGAAATTCAAAAAGGCGTAACCTTAAATGAGACCCTTGACGTCACTGGCGCAGCTAGCTTTGGTAGCACAGTTTTATTGGATGCAGACCCCACAACCGCCTTACAAGCCGCCACAAAACAATACGTAGATAATGCGACATCTACAGGCATTCACATCCACGAGCAAGTTTATGTAGGAAGAGATACAAATTTAGCTGGTGTTTATGTTCAAGGTGGCACTACATTTAACATTACAGATATTACAAGCACTAATACTGTTACAACTTCTACAACTCATGGGTTATCTGTTAATGACCAAATTTGGTTATATACCACTGCGGGAAATGGGTTAAGTATTAATACCCCATACTTTGTATATTCAACCCCTGCAGGTAATCAACTTCAGCTTTCAGCAACATATGGCGGCCCTTTACTAACTGGCCTTACTAATGCATCAGGGCTTACATACAATACTCGCGCTAATTCAGGTGTAGGTGCGTATTTAGAAGCAGCGTCTAACGCAGTTTTACCAATTACAGTCCCACCGGGTTTTGCTGCATTGGCTCCAGGCGACCGAGTAATAGTCTTCCAACAAACTACCCCTGCAGAAAACGGCGTATATGTTATTACTAGTTTGGGGTCAGTAGGCTCTAAATGGAAACTAACACGCGCTTCCGATGCTAACTTCTTTAGCCCTCAAGACACAAATGGCTTAGGTGAAGGTGACTATTTCTTTGTAGTTACCATATCAGAATCGTATGTTTTAACTACGCCTGGAAGCATTATTATTGGGTATACAGGATTAACTTACACACTATTTAGTGCGGCTACTACTTATACAGGCACTTCCCCTATTGTTGTTACTGGCTCTGTTATATCACTTGGTACTGTACCGGCTACATCAGGGGGTACTGGCACGGCTTCTGTAACTACTGGTGACTTATTATACGGCTCTGGCACAAACGCTTGGTCTAAATTAAGTGTAGGTTCAGCATATCAGTCATTAGTTGTTAATGGCGCGGGCACACAAGTTGAGTGGAATGCGGTTAATTTATCTAGCTCTAATGCAGTTACAGGTTCATTAGGCCCAACATTTGGTGGTACAGGTCTAACAGCTTATGCTACTGGCGACATGCTTTATTCTTCAGCAACAAACACACTAGCTAGGTTAGTGGGTAATACATCAACATCTAAGCTATTCTTATCACAAACAGGTACAGGGGCGGCATCTCAAGCTCCAGCATGGGGTTCATTATCAGCATCTGACATTACATCAGGCACACTAGGTGCAACCCGTGGTGGTACAGGCCAAAGCTCTTATGCTGTTGGTGACTTACTGTATGCAAACACAACTACTTCATTAGCTAGACTTGCTAATGTGGCTACGGGCAATGTGTTGTTATCAGGTGGTGTAAGTGCAAACCCAGCTTGGGGTAAAGTAAATTTAACAGCGGCAGTATCAGGCACACTCCCTACAGGTAACGGCGGTACAGGGCTAACAACGTTTACTGCAAACAAAGCAGTATTCTCAACATCTACTTCAGCATTAACTACAGGCACATTACCTATATCAGCTGGTGGTACTAATACAACAGATACTCCGACAGCTGGGGGTATTACTTATGGTACAGGCACGGCATATGCGATTACAGCTGCGGGTACATTAAACCAAGTATTGTTGTCAGGCGGTACAGGTGCTCCTTCGTTTGTTAATCAGTCTAGCCTTTCAGTGGGTTCAGCGACTACAGCAGGGTCAGCTACAACAGCGACTAATATTGCTGGCGGTGCATCAGGGTCAATTGTAATTCAATCAGGCTCAGGGGCAACTGCTTTCCTTGCTGATGTGGTTACAGGTAATGCTTTAATATCAGGTGGCGTAGGAGCAGATCCAAGTTACGGTAAGATTGGTCTAACTACGCACGTTTCTGGAACTCTTCCGATTGCTAACGGGGGTACAAACTCAACGGCTACGCCAACAGCAGGTGCCATTGCATATGGTACAGGATCAGCAATAGCGTATACAGCTGCGGGTACAGTGGGTCAAATACTAACCTCTAACGGAACTTCAGCGCCTAGCTTTCAAACGTCAACTGCAGCAAGTAGGTCCTATGTACATGCAATATCGATCTTAAATAGCATATAGGATAAAGAAATATGTTCGGTACCGTACCGTTTTCAGGAGCGCCGTTTGCATCCGCTGGGGGTACTGGTGGTAATGGACAAGTTACAGGTGTTAGCGCCGATGGGCTGGTTGGGTTAGTATCGATCAGCATAAGTGATACAATAGTACTTACTGGGGTTACGGCCTCAGCGTTTGTAGGAAGTGTAAAAGGTCTACCGATAGCAACGCCTCAGGGTGTAGCAGCCACAGGTGCAGTTGGAACAGTTAAGCTGCTTGTTAATTACACGCTTACTGGGGTAGAAGGTGTAGGTGCTGTTGGAACAGTAACAGTCAATATAAACGATGCGGGTGT